ATGACCGGGAGCGAGATGCGGGCCATCCGCGAGCGACGGGGCTTGACGCAGCCCGATTTCGCCGCATGGCTCAACGACACGCTCAACCGCCGTTACGACGGCGCGAAAATCAGCCGCTGGGAAACGGAGCGGGAGAAAATCCCCCGTGAAATCGAAGGCACTTTGTTGATCGCCTCGCTGGGCGGGCGGGAGCTGCGCGGCGGCGGGCGCCCGCTGGTGCTGTCCACCACCCTGACCAAGGGCGGGTCGGCGAAGACGGAATCGGCGGTCAACATCGCCTATATTCTGGCCCGCGCCGGTTATCGGACGCTGCTGGTCGACGCCGACAGCCAGGCGAACGCCTCGGTTCACGTCGGGCTGGACAAGGAGCGTCTGGTCGCGCTGACCAAGGCGCGTTTGACGCTGGCCGACGTCATCCTGGACCGGGCGACCGCCGCCGACGCCATCGTGGCGGTGGAGCAGGCCCCCAATCTGGATCTGCTGCCGTCGAGCATCGCGTTGGCGCGGGCGGAAAGCGAACTGAACGGCCAGCCCTTCGGACGTTTGGCCCGCTTGTCGGAGGTGATTCGCAGCGTCGGCGACCGTTACGACTTCGTCATCATCGATTGCGCGCCCGCCATCGGCACGGTGACGCTCAACGCCCTGGTGGCGGCGGATTGCGTGCTGATGCCCTGCCAGACCGAAAGCTTCGCCGTGATGGCGGTGGAGGATCTGGTGCAGGAAACCATCGGTGCCTTGACCAAGCGGGAAAACCCGCGTTTGAAGGTTCTGGGCATTCTGCCCACCCTCTACAACGCGCGGCAAACGCAGGACCGCGCCTCGCTGGATGAGATCCACGCGCTGTGGGGGCCGCGTTTCAAGGTGTATGATCCGGTGCCGCGCAGCGCCGTCTACGCCCAGGCGTCCGCCGCGCAGACGATCACCCTGGCGGCGGATCCGGGCGCGCCGGGGGTGGAAAGCTACGTCGCCATCGCCCGCGATTTGATCGACGCCGCCGAACGGATGGAGGCCGCCGATGCCGCCTAAACTGGTGCGCAAGCCGACCCGGATCGGCGCCTATGAACAGGGCGGAATCGGCGTGGTGGATGGCCTGACCGGGGTGTCCGGCGATTTCCCCCGCTTGATCGAGGTTGGCCTGGACGCCATCCGCGACAACCCCGACCAGCCCCGCACGGTGTTTGACGAGGAGGCGCTCCGCTCCCTGGCCGACTCCATCGCGCGCCACGGGCTGCAACAGCCGATCCTGGTGGCCGAATTGCCGGAACGCGGCGTCTATCGGCTGGTGGCGGGGGAACGGCGTTTGCTGGCCCATCGGATGCTGGGGCGGGCGACGATCTTCGCCATCATCACCGCTGGCAAACCCGAAGAAATCAGCATCATCGAGAATGTGTTGCGCGAGGATCTCGACGCCGTCGATTTCGCGCGCGGGCTGGAACGGCTGATCGACATTCACGGCTACACCCACGACGCGCTTGGCGCGTTGATCGGCAAGGACGCGACCGTCGTCACCAAATCCCTGGCGGTGTTGCGGCTTCCGTCGGACATTCTGGCCGATTACCAGACCAACCGCGCCCGTCTGGTCAGCGCCAGCGTGCTGCGCGAAATCGCCGAAGCGGGCGAGGAGCCGGCGCAGCGGCGCTTGTGGCGCAAGGCGTCGGAGGGGTTGACGGTCAAACAGCTCCGCGTCGCCAAAAAGGCGGAGGCCGCTGGCGAGACGGACGACGCGCTCGCCTTGCGGGTCGCGAAAAGCGTCAAGACCATCGGGCGCGAGGTGGAGGCGTTGAAGGCCGCCCGCGACGGGTTGAGCGCGGCGCACCGCAGCCGTTTGGCCGAACTCCACGCCGAGATCGGGCGCTTGCTGGCCGGTGATTGATCGCATCCTGCGACGTCACAGCTCGCCATAGGATTGTTTGTCACTCAATTTTTGGGCGAGCTGTGACGTCGCAGCGTTTTGGGCGTGACGGCCCCGCGCGCTGCGGCGCGCCCGCCTTTTGCAAATTTTGATCCGGCGCGCTTGAGATTTTGTTCCTGTCGTGTTCTGGTTTTCCCGTCGGTGGGGCGGGAGGATGGTCGTGACGGGTTCGGCGCGCGCGGGTGGCCAAGGCTGCAAATCAGCGGATAGAAATTCAGGAAACCCGCCGGTTCGGGCGTTCGGGCGGCCCAATGGCCGATGGCCAGCGGGTGACGAACACAAGACATTGTTCCTGTCCGCCAGCCGATCCGCCTTCCCTCCCCTGCCCTGTTCCTGGCCGCGCGCGGGCGGCTTGCGGTCGCCGCCCGCCTGACGGGTCGGGCCGCAAGACGCGACGCAGAACATCCACAATAAAGGAGACGCGCCATGGGCGCAGGGTTTCGGCGACGCGCGGCGCCGGACGCCGCCCCCGCGCGTCGATTGGCGGGCGGCGGCGGTCTGTTGGGCGCGCAACCAGGGAGGATTCGGTGAGAGACTATGGAAAGGTGCGGACGGTCTTTTGGACCGATGACCGCGTCGCGTCGCTCAGCGACGATGGAAAGCTGCTGGCGCTGTATCTGCTGACCAGCCCGCACGCCAACGCGGTTGGGTGCTACCGGCTGCCCAGCGGCTATGTGTCCGACGATGTGGGGTGGGAGCGGGCGCGCGTGGAGCGGGCCTTTGGCGAATTGGTCGAGGCCCGCTTCGCCCGCCGCTGCCCCCGCACGGGCTGGACGCTGATCGTCAATTATCTGCGGCACAACGAAATTGAAAACGGCAATGTCGGCAAGGCCTGCGTGCGGATGCTGGAACAGGTGCCCGCCTCCGTGCCCTTCGCCGACGCGCTGTTGCGCGCGCTGTCGCCCTGCCGGGAACGCTTCCCCGACGGGTTCCTGGAACGGTACGCCAAACGGTTTCCGAACCCTTTGCCCTTCCCAGAACCTGAACCCAACCCGGAACCCACCACAAAGGCTGACGCCTTTGCGGCCGCGTCCCGTGAAGCGCCCGCCGCGCCGACCGACGCGGAACTGGTCTGGGGCGACGGTTTGGCGTGGCTGTCGCAGGCCAGCGGCAAGGCGGCCAGCGGCCTGCGCGCCCTGATTGGCCGCTGGTGCGCGGTGTATGGCGCCGACCATGTGCTGGTCGTGATGTCCGATTGCCGAAGCCAATCGCCCCCCGTCGTTGGTCCCGTCGCCTGGATCGAAGCCGCCCTCAAACACCGGAAGACCGCCCATGACCGACATCGTTCCTCTGTCCAGCCGCCGCGCCGCCGCAACGGCCTGCTTGAACTCCGCGAACAGGAGCTTGGCCTCAGCCCTGGAAAGCCGGATGGAGGTGTTGCCGGATGGGACGGAACGGCCTTCGATCTGGACGCCGCCGCCGTCCGTGTCGCCTGACCTGCGGGCGGAGGCCGCCGCCGCCCTGGCGGCGATGGACGCCGCTGAATCGGTCGCGCCGCCGTCGCGCGTCCGGCAATGGCTGATTGATCTGGCCCCGCTGGTCGCGGGCGTCATGACGCTGGAAGACGCCCGCCAGCGGGTGGACGCCCTGGCCGTCAGCCTGGACTATCCCGAGGCCTGCTTCACCCCGGCCTCGCTGCGCAAGGCGGCCCGGCGCTTCACCTTCTTTCCCGGTTACAAGGAGCTGTGCGACGTTCTGGACGATCATCGGACCGAATTGCGGGTGAGACGCCAGCGGCTCGCCGCCATCGTTCAGGCGGACGGCCAAGCCGGACCGGCGGCGGCCGGACGGAAAAGGCCGCCCTCCCCCGCCCCCTCCCCCGCCCCCTCCCCCATCGACCGCAGCGCCCCGGCCCAGGACCGCGTGCGTCGGATTCTGGCGGAGGCGGGAATCGCCCTGCGCCGTCCGGGAACCGGGCCGGGCCGACCGACGGCGGACGGCCCGGGGGACCGTCACCAACCGGCGGCGATGTCGTAATCCCGCACCGCCGGGACCGAGACAAGCCCTACGCTCAACAGGGCGTCCTTGTGCTGGCGGGCGCGCAGGACGATGGCCTCATAGGCGGCGTCCACCGCCAGACCGAAGGCCACCATCGCTTGCGCCGTCGGAACCGGCATCAGGGCGTTGTCCGCGTCGATCCAGACGCGGTTGTCCGGCCAATCCGCCGCCCCTTGCAGCGCCAGGGCGGCGCGAGCTACGCCGCCGCCGATGTCCGTCCGGTCTTGGGCGGTCAAGCGAAAGCGGTGGCCGTTGTGGACGACGCCGACGGCCAGCTTGTCGGCCTTCAACCGTTCCACCTCCGCCACCCGCCGCAACCGCAGCGTCGGCAGTCCTTCGACCCGCAGCGACCAGACCGCGCCGTCATAGAGCGTGTCGCCGGTCAACGGCACGTCAGGATCCGGCGCGTCCCGATGCAGGACGGCGGCGTCGGGCGTCGCCCACGGGAACAGCGTGTCCCCGATCATCAGGCCGTCGGCCCCAAAGGCGGCGGGGGTGTCGTCCGGGGCGGTGTGGACCACCGCGCCGCTGTCCTTGTGCGTCAGAACCAGCATGGTTCAGCCCTTTCTGAGTTTGATGGCGTAGCCGGGGCCGCCCACCCCGAAGAAAAACACGGCGCTGCCGTCGGGCAGGCGTTTGATCTGGTCGCCCACCTGATAGACGTCGGGGCTTGCGTTGTTGACGCCGGTGAAAAGCTCCACAGGTTCGCTGTTCGGCGTCGTGACCTCCACCGAATTGTCGGCGTTCTGGCGGAACCGCACCGTCGTGTAGTCGCACTTGTAGCCGGCCGCCCCGAGACCGGCGTAGGCGTAATAGATCGCGATGATGGGGGCGACGCCGTCGCTGTCGGTTTCGCCGACATACAGCGCGTTGGTGAAATTGTTGTTGCCGTCGTAACTGGTGCGCCACCAGCGGACCGGCAGGCTGTATTCCTGCCCCCACACCCAGCCTGTGCCCGCCGCGTTCAACCACACCGGCCGCACGCACAGCCGCGTGCTTTTCAGGTTGGTCCCCACATTTTGCACATCCGCCTTGAAATAAGCCAAGGCGAACGCGGTGGAGGAGATCACCGTCAGATCGGTGTGCCGCGCCCGATCACTGCTTCCTTCGCCGTTGCGATGCATCGTCAGGAAGCGGCTTGCCGCCGACTGCATGGAGTTCGGGTCATCCATCGACCAATCCCAACCGCTGTAATCGGCGGTGAATTTGCCGATCTGCACATAGGTGTCCTGGACATTGTCGCTGCGAACGCGGTTGGTGATGACGGCGAAGGTCCGGGCGTCGATGCGGTGGAACCGCTGGTCCATGTAGTTGGCGCTGTTCGTTCCGTTGGCCCAACCGTAAGGGTAACTAAAGGCGGCGAGTTTCTTCGTGGTTGAGTTGACGGAAAACACGCCCCAGTTGCGGGCCTGGTTGCCGGAGTTGTCCCAGTTGAGCTGATACATGCGGAACAGGAAGGCTTGCGGGGCCACCTGCATCACGTCCAACAGATAAGCGGCCGCCCAGTTGTAGGCGGTTCCGTTTGGGTAGAACTGGCGGCCGTCGCGGTATCGCATCATCCCGGTCGCGCCGTCATACTCGAACAGATGAAAGCACCCGACGCCGTTGTAGCCCTGCATGACGATGTAGAGGTTTTCCGCCACCTTGCGCGGGCGCATCATGGTCCAATCCAGGACGCGGGCGTCGATGGCGGCGTTGAAGTTGGCGGGGGTGTAGCCGGTCCAATCGAAGCTGGCGCGGCGAAGTTCGGTCAGGCTGTTGTCGGCGTTCAACCGCCACCAGACGAACTGTTTTTTGGCCAGGCTGTGGCTGTGCGTCACGGTCAGAACGTCGCCGTTGGCCTCCAGAAACAGGCCGCCCGGCGTCCCTGAAATCGCCGTGGGCGTGGGAATGTCGATCTTGACGCCGGGCGTGTCGCCACTGAAGTCGATCACCTGGATCTGAAGATTGGCGTTGACGTTGGGATTCAGGATCATCCGCCCGTCCGTCGTCCACTGGACATCCGAATAATGCAGACCAACCGTGGTGTAGGGATGGACGTTGACCAGCGGGGATTTGACGGTTCCCGACAGGCCGCCCCAGGCCGGGGTGTAGGGCAGGTGGCCACGGTCGCGCAGCGCGAGCGCCTCTTGCAGCGAATAGGCCCCCTGCACGTCTCCGGTGGCCTGCGTCGGAAGGGCCATTTGGGCGCCGCCGCTGTGCAGAAGGCCGCGAGCGCCTTGCCAACCGTCCACCAAAAGGCCGTTGTTGCGGTCATACATGGGGGCGTCCCTCCTCAGGCCGCGCGTTCAAGATAGGACAGGATCATCCGCCCATCCGTGGCGCTGCCGAATTTGTGGCGAATGCGGTCGCCCGCCTTCAAAATCATTCGCTCGCCGTTCGGCAACAGGTTGATTTTCGATCCCTTGGGCAGGGAAAAATCCCGGACCTGGAAATCCTCGTCGGCTCCGGCGACGCCGCCGGACCGCAGCAACGCCGCTTCCAGCAGATAATTCGCCGACGTGCTTTTGTTGGTGTAGATCCAACCGATCAGCACCCATTGCTTGCCGGGCGGAACCTGGACGACGGCGCTGTCGCCCAGGTTGGTCGCGTCGGCGAGGGTGGTTCCGGGCGTGGACACCTTGCGGTCAAAAGTCGAGGCCATGGGCGGCTGCTCCTAAAGCACCAGGGAAAGGGCGATGGCTTCTTCGGTCGCGGCGTCCGTCATGGTCGCCGCGCCGGTGGCCAACAGGCTGTTCAGTTGCGCGATGGCGGCGTCGCGGGTTGTTCCCACCTCGTCCAACGCGTCGGTTCGGGCGGCGGCCAGGGCGGTCAGGGCGCTGGTCCCCGCCGTCTGGAGGTTGTCCACCTGGAGACCGCCCTCGTCCTTGACCTGCTGCATGGTCACAGAGCCGGTCAGGGATTCCACGCTTTTGGCGAGGAAGGCGATCTCCTTGGGATCGGTCAGGCCGGTGATGACCTGTTCGGTTTTGGCCTTGATGGCGTTGATGGCGCCGGTCAGGTCCGGCGTGGTCGCATAGGGCATGTCGTTTCCCCTAAACCAGATCCTGGAAACCCAGGAACAGGGCGTCTTCGATGGTGAGCAGGCGGCGGCGGGTCTCCGTCATGTCGGCGTCCACCATCGCCGTCGCGGTTCGCAGCCGGGCGACGTCGTCGCGCAGGCGGTTGTCGGGGTGGGGAAGCGGGTAGCCCCGCGTCGCCGACCGTTCGTCTTTGGGATCATCAGTCATCATGCCCCCGATCATCAGGTCACGACCGCGCGCAGCTTGCTGACTTTCGGGCGGTACAGGGCCGTGCCGGACAGCGTGACGCGGATACGGGTGGTGGTGGCGGTGAAGCCGGTCAGGATGTGCGTGCGCTCCTCCCAACCATCGCCCGAGGGGGCGGCGGCGCTCAGCGGAACCGTGACGTAGGTTCCATCGTCCTTGCGGACCTCGACCTTCACGGCGCTGACGCCCGGCGTCAGGCTGTCCAGCAGAACCGTGACTTTGGAGTTGGCCCCGCAGGGAAAGGCGCGGCTGATGTAGGTCGCCGTTTCCTTCAGCTTGCCCAGCACCGTTTGCGCGCCCGGATACAGCACCGGCGACCGCAGGGCCGATCCCTTCAGCACCGCCGACACGCCCAGCGCGCCGGTCAGCGGTTCGGTCAGCGTGACGGTCTGGCCGTCGCCGACGCGGATCTGGCGGCCATTGTCCTGGGTGAACACGAACTCCACGTTGGTGTCCGCCGCCGGGCGCTCCACGGTGGCCGAGGCGATGATGTCGGTGGCGTCCGCCGCCGAGATCACCCCCAGATTGACCGTGCGGGTCAGGCTGGTGAATTTCGCCGCGTGCAGCCGGAACGCCAAATCCCGGTCCTGATGCGGGGTCCAGGTGCTGGCGTTGGAGCTGGAAAGCAGCACGCCGACCTGATAGGGCTGCTGCGTGACCCAGCCGGTGGCCGGGTCGTATTTGCCCAATTCGGCCACCGCCAGGGCGTGCCCCGGATCGTCGGTCAGAACGACGATGGCGTGTTCCTTGTTGGCCTCGACCCAGATCGGATCAAAGACGCAACGGGTGTGCGCGCCGCCCAACCGGATGTCGGCGGCGGCGATGACGCCCTGGGCCAGAACCTCGCTGGTCGGGATGCCGACCGACACGCCGCGAATCTGGACATAGACCGGCTTGGCCCCGCCCTTGGCGGTGAACCACAGGTCGATGGCGGCCAGATGGCGCCCCGCCGTCAGGGTGAAGGTCTGGGCCAGCGGATCGACGTGGTATTCGCTGATCGTCACGATCCGGCGGCGCTGCTCCACGGTGATCGAGCCGCGCCCGGTGAACGCCGCGTCGCCGTGGGAGCCGCCCGCCCCCTGGAAGGACACCTTTTTGGCGCCCGCCGGAACGTTGGGCGGGATCGCGAAGGATCCGGTCAGTTCGCCCTGGGCGTTCGCTTGCAACTTTGCCATGGATCAATCCCCTCAGACCGGCGTGACGTCCAGACCGTCGAACGTGACCTTGTCCAGGATCTCGTTCGGGCCGAACCCTTTGATGGTGAAAGCGACGGTGATCGGACGCAGATGTTCGATCTGCGCGGTGGCGCTTCCCACCACCTCCTCCGACACGCTGGTGGACGTCCAGGCGACGTGGCTGGTGTCGGTGACGTGCCCGGTTTGGATGAAGCGCGTGGTGCTGTCGCCCGTCCATTGCGTTTGGATCTGGGTCCAGAAATCCACCTCGGGCGTCAGCGTGACGGTGGCCGGAATCGGATCGAAGGCCATGTAGGGGTTGATGAGCATCGAGCCGGTGCGCTTGGTCTGGGCCAGAACCTCGTCCAGCTCATAATCCAGCGTGACGCGCGTCGATCCCTTGGGGTCGATGATGGCGGCCTCGATGGGCAGCATCAGCTCGCCGTTGATGACCGCCGCGTCCTGCGCCAAGCCCGGATCGCGCAGGTCGTTGTCCAGGAACGGATCGGCGAAGATGCCCTTTTTCGCCGCCGGGTCGGCGATGGTCGCGTCAACGCGAAGCTGTTGGGTGGCCACCAGCGCGAACAGGGTGTCGATGCGCGTCTGCATCGCTTCAAGCTGGGACATCGACACCGCGCGCGTGGCGTCGGAGACGATCTTGCGGTTGGCGTCCCAGCTTTGCAGCACCGAGGCGATGGGCAGCAGGCCCGACGGCGCGTTCGGGATCGACGGCGTCGTTTCGCTCGGCGTTCCGACGATCCAGGTGGTGGAGCCGTCCGGCCCCAGACACAGGCGATCCACGCGCGGCAGCCGCCATTTGTAGGTGGTGTTGACCAGCGTGCCGGGCACGGCCCCGGAAATGGTCAGGCCGGTGGCGTCCACCGCCGTCGGCGTGACCGTCTTGATGCAGCGGTAGGTGACGCTGTAGGTCGAACCGGGGGCGACCTCCGCCCCCGTCAGGCTCCAATCCACCTTGTCGCTGGTCAGCTTGTAATCGGTTCCCTGGACATAGGTGACGGCGCCCTGCGTCACCGACGCCAGGGCGATGACGGGGCTGTCGGGCAGGGCGTCGGCGACCCCGGCGAAGCCGCCATGCTGAAGGGTGACGGTGCGTTCGACGGTGATCGTCACCTGGGTGACGGTGTGGATGGGGCCATGGTTCAGGGTGACGCGCTCGCTGCCCCCCGCCGCCGCGTGCGGTTCGGCGACGACCTCCTTCAGGTCGGGCGTGGCCGCTTGGGTCAGGCGCAGGGCGTGGGCCAACCGCACGGCGCGCCCGTTGACGCGGGCCGATCCCTCGGTCAGCGAATAGACCTGATCGCCGTTGACGTCGGGAAGCAGGGTCAGGCGCAGGCCGGAATCCACGTAATTGCCGCCGGTGGAGGCCAAATCATAATCGGCGATGGCCACGGCCACGCCGTCGATCTGCGGCGGCGGCTCCTTGGACAGGATCACGCCGTTGACGACGGTGTAGACCGGATAGAATTCGCCGCTCTGGCCGTCGCCCTGGAAGCCCCAAAGGGCGTCGACGCGCAGACGGGCCGCCCCGCCCTCGCTGTAGTTCAACACGTCCTGGGCGGGATCGCGCAGGCTGGGATCCTCCAGCTCCGTCACCACCAGATCGCGCAGATAGACGCCGATCTGAACCGTGCCGGACAGGGCGATGGTGAAGGTGGCGGGGGGAAGGCCGCGCACCGCGCCGCGCACATAGACCGCGCCGCTTTCGGCGGTGACGGCCCCGCTGTTGGGATTGACGACGATCCGGGCGTCGCGGATGATCGACCCGTCTTTGAACAGCACGTCGGCGATGCGCCGGACGCGGTCGATCTGCGCCTCTTGCGTTTCGTTCAGCTCCGCGCCTTGCACCACGCGCCCGGTGCGGTAGAGGACGCGTTCGTAATCGCCGTGCCGTCCGGTTCCGTACCGGCTGTAGTAATCTTGCAGTTGGATGGCCATCGCGGTGTCCTTACAGCGTCAGCACCAGCTCGAAGCTCTGGCGGGTGGATGGGGAACGGGTGATCGCCGGGATGCGCTGCAAGGCCAGCAGCGTGCCGGCTTTCTCCAGCTCCGTCGGGGCGAAATAGGTTTGTCCGGGCGGCAGGCCGCTTTTCGGCGCGGCGCCGGAGAACACGCCCAATTCGCGGATTTTCGCCGCGCTCGCGTCGGCGTATTCAAAGTTGAAGCGGACATAGAGGTGGTTGGACGGCTCCGCCGTCTCGCGGTAGCGCCCGGTCGGCACGTCAATTTCACCCGCCGGATCCGGCGTGCAATATTTCAGCGCCGAGACGGCGCGGCGTCCCAATTCGTTGACCAGCGCGGTGGCGGCGGTTGGTTCGGCTTCGGGGGCGGCGTCCCAGGCGCTGTCGCCGGTCCCCCACGCCAAATGAATCGGTTGAGCGGCGAGCGCGACGGCGATCGCCGTGCGTCCGCTGGTCGTCAGGATGGCCATGCAGGTCGTCTCCCAGAGTTGCGCCTGTGACAGGCGCGCCAGTCACGCGACCATGGCGTCACGACGGGCCGCCGTGCGTCACCATGTGATCGCGTCGAGGTCTTCAAGGGTCGCCGCCGCGTCCACCGCCGCCGTCAGCGCGGTCAGACGGTTGGCGATGGCGGCCAGGGCGTTGTCGAACTCCGTCTTCACGCCGGGAAGGCTCAGCGCGCCGGGCATGCCGGACAGGACGCTGGCGTGTCGCGCGTGCGCCCTCAGCCGCCGCGACGCCGCGACGGCGGCCATCGCCTTGCGCTTGCTCTCGCGGCCCTGGGCGAGCGGCGATCCGGCGGCGTCGGCGATCAGGTCGGGGGACGCCTGCGCGGCGTCGGAACAGGCCAGCAGCATGGCTTGCCCGTCGCGCAGGATCAGGAGCTTTTCATCGCCGGTCAGGCGGTCGGCGACTGGCAGGCTTGCAATCGAAATCATAGGGTCCTCTCAATGCGCAAGGGCGCGCCGTCGGCGTCGGTGAATGGTTCGCCCGTTCCGCTGGCCAGCGTGTCCGGCGTCAGGCTGGTGACGCGCGGGCTGGAGAAATCCGGGCCGACGAAGGCGATGGCGCCCCAGCGGCGTTCGTCCCACCCCGCGACCCAGGCGTCGCCATACAGGGTGGGGACCGCCAGGGCGTGGGTGTCCTCCCAGCCGGTCGGGCTGTCGTTCCCGTCGTCGCGCGCGGCGGTCAGGAACCGGGTTTCCAGCCGGGCCAAACGGAAGGGGCCGGGGTAATCGGGCGCGGGGTTGGCGACCGGCAGGCGGTCCACCCGCCACTCCTCGACCGGCTCGGCGACCAGCCGCCAGAGGTGATCGGACAGGCGCGCCGAACCGGACGCCGTCAGCGGCGCGCCGCGTTCGACCCGGCGGCGGCCGGGCAGGCGCGCTTGCAGGCCGCCCAACGGCCCCTGGACGTTGAGGATGATTTCGCCCTTGCAGACCGTCCGCGTCGGTCGGAAACCCGCCGGATCCGGCAGGCCGTCCGCCTCGCCCGACCAATTGTCGAAGATGGCGAAGGCCGGGTTGCGGCGGACGAAGCCCGTCGACGGGCGGAAATTATACCCGATGATCTGGCCGTCGGAATCCTGCACCCGCCCGGACCACAGATCATGGCGGGCCAACCCGGCGGCGACGCCCGCGTCGGCCACGACGCCGAAGGGCGGCGGAAGGGTGACGGGCGGCAGCAGCCGCGTTCCGGCGGGGCGGTCGGCCTCCGCCTCCCGCGTCACGGCGTCCCAATCCTCGAACCGGCGCGAAACCAGTTGAAGCGTGTGATAGCCGTATTCCCGACCGTCGGGCAGCTTGTCGCCGCCGCTCAGGCGGGACCGGCCCAGGGTCATCATTTCCCGCCAGGGTTCGCGCGTGTGAACCTCCGCCCCGGTGGCGCGGCGGATGTTGGCGCGCATCGCGGCGGGGTTGGAGCGGGGGCGGCGGGGTTCCTGGAGGATCCGTTCGGCGAAGGCCGCGTCCGCTTCGTCGGCGCGGCGGGCGACGCCGAAATAGCTCCCCCACAGATCCAGCCATTCGCCGTCCGCCGTGGGAACCGTCAGTTGGTTCAGCGCCTGCCCGATGTCGGCCTTCGCGCGGTCCAGCGCCCGCCCCACCGCGTCGGCCCAACTCCACAGGATGGAGCCATAGGCGTCGAGGCGGTCGCCGTCGCTGGCGTCCTGGTCGCCCGCGCCGGGCAGCAGCGCCAACGCCCCCAACCGTTCAAGCGCCGGGTCGGGCAGGGCGACGGCGACGCCCGCCGCCGCCAGATGATTTCCCAACGCGGCGATGGTCAGGCCCGCCAGCGGCGTCGTCAGGTCGGGCTGTCCGGGGCGGGCGACGGTCAGGGCGTCGTCGGCGATCCGCCACCGCAACCCGCCGGGCGACCGCAGGCGCAAGGCGGGCGCGGCCTCCGGGGTTGGGTTGAAGACGCGGTGCAGCCGCGACAGAAGCCGGGTCCGCATCATCAGACCCACTCCACCAGGATGGCGCCGGGAACCAGAACCGCGCTCGCGGGGCAGGGGACGGACAGGGTGGGTTGCGCGATCTCCGCCCCTTGAATCTCGGCGAGCGCCAGCGTGGCGTTGACCAGATCCAGGGGGCGCAGCTCGCCGCCGCTGCGGGTGGCGCGGATGACGCGCGACAGCGCCGCCGCCACCTGCCCGCGCGTCTCCTCGGTCTGGCGCAGCGCCGGGACCTGCGCCCGGATGGCGACGGCGACCGGGATTTCCGTCATCGCTTCGACGTCCACCCGCATCCCCGCCGGACGGTATCCCGGGGTGATCGTCCCGGTCGCGGGATCCTCGCCGCCCTCAATCCGGTCCGTCACCGCTTGCACAAGCTGGGCGGAGGTGGCGCCCGCCCCGTTGTGGACGTAGAGCCGGACATGGCCCGGCCCTTCGCGCACCGCCACCCGCGCGACGCGCTCCAGCGTCGTGGCGCCGGTCGGGTCGGTCACTTTGGCCGCCTTGGCGGCGAAGATCAGCGATCCGACGGTGCCGCGCGCCAGGCTTTGGATGAATTCGGCGAAGCGCAGCTTGCGCTCCGCCTCCGTCTCCGCGCCGCGCCCGTTGCTCAGCGCGGCGGGGTTGGTGACGGCGGAAACCCCGCTGATCGGCGAAATCAGCCGGGTGACGGCGTCGGGCAGGGCGTTGCCCCCGCTTCCCGGCGCGACCGCCGACACCAGCACCTCGACGCTGGTCTGGCCGACGGCGATGACGGCGGCCTCGACCGTGCGGTATTCGACGGCGCTGTCGCTGGCCACCCGAACCCCGACCGGCAGAACCACCGTGTCGGCGTGACCGGCGGGGGCGGAAAAGCGCGCCAGACCCGACGCGGCGACGGCGGGCAGCAGCGGAAAATCGAAGGAGCGGTAGACCGCCGTCGGAATCCCCTCCACCAGCCCGGCCAGCATCTGCTGGTACAGCTCGTCGATTTCGACGGCGGGGGCCTCGATCATCGTGCGCGCGACCGAGCCGACGTTGAAATCGGTGATCGCCCGCGACGTCGTCCGCATGTGGTTGACCATCCCGGCGACGATTGAAAGGAAGTCCTTAATTTGAAAGGGCATCGGTCATCCTCACGGGAACAGGGCGGCCATCGGCGGCGACCGCCGTGGCCTCCACGGACAGGGCGTCGCCGGTGACGGCGGCGGTCGCGTTGACGACGCGGGCGATCCGCCGGTCGGCGCGCAGCGCGCGCGCGACGAAGGCGGCGGCAAGCTGGTTGTTGACCGCGTCGCCGCCGCGCCCGATCAACGCGCGCGCCCGGCATCCGTAACGCGGGTGGCGCGGCAAGGCGCCGGGATCAGTGGCGAGCGCGTGGCGCAGCGCCTGATTCAGATTGGCCACCCCGGCCACCAGCCGGAAATCGCCGCCATCGGTCGCCGTGACGCGCCCGTTGGTCAAGGCGATGTCCTGACCGAACGGATCGTCGGCGTCGGTCACGCCCGCGCGCGCCAGGGCGGAGGCGGCGGGTGCGGGAATCTGGATCGGGTCGCCCGACAGCAGAACGCCCGGCCCGGCCTCGGCGGGGTCGTCGGTGACGTAGGGCGGGACAAGGCCGTTGATCTGCGCCAGATCCGGCCAGCGGGCGGCGTCGCCCAACTCGCGTGCGGCGATGGTCGGCAGGCTGTCGCCAACGCGGGTTTCAACCCGGCGCCAGCCGGGAAGCGGTTTGGTCCAGCTCATGGAAGGGTCGCTCCGGCGGCGAGCGCGGCGAGCGCGGCGGCGGCGGTCGTCGGCGTCAGGCCAAGGGGGTCGCGGCGCAGGGTGTCCAGCGCGTCGCGTCCGCTGGTGGACAGGGTCAGCCGGGCGGCGACCGGCGGAAACAGGCTGTGGAAGGGGTTGCTTCCCTCTTCGGCGAAGGTGGACCAGCCCCGCCCGCCGCCGGTGGACGAGCAGCTCGACGCGCCATACAGATCGTCATAGCTGGCGAATTGGCGGGACACGCCAAAGCCGTTGGCGAGGGTGCAAGCGATGTCGTTCATCGTGCTGGCGGCGCGCATCAGAGCGCTTTTGACCGGGTTGGCGGATTGGACGCGGGCCAAGGCGCCGATGCCGTTGCGCGCCGCTTCGGCCAGCCGTTGGACCGTCTCCAGGAAGGGGGCGGTCAGGCGGTCGACGCCGCCCTCCACCGCGTCCACGGCGTCAAGCGCGCGTTGGGCGCAGCTCTGCATGAAGACGCAGATCTGCGTCACCGCGTCGGCGGCGTCGGCGTAGAGGCGCTGGACGTCGTCGATGATGACGCCGATTTCCGCCACCAGCTTTTCCAGCCCCAGCCGCGCCGCCATCCAACGCAGCGGATCGAACAGCGCGCCGGTGATGGCGTCGGGGGCGGAGGCGGGTTCGCCCTCGTCGTCGAGAACGGCCAGCTCGATCTTGTAGCGCATCAGCAGCGGCGAGGTTTTCGACCGTCGCAAGGTGAAGGATTTCGGCGCGACCAGGGCGGTGACGCGGTCCAGCGTGTCGGCGAAATACAGCGCGACGTCGTCGGGATCCTGCCCGCGCGCCGCCGCCAGGATGCGCCGGTCATGCCAGTCCTTGAACACCGTCGCGCGCAGCGTTTCAAACCGCCCCGCCCCGTCGCGCCAGCCGGTGTGACCCTCCAGCGTGATGGTGGAGACGTCCCGACCGGCGGTGTCCGCCCAGGCGCCGCCCAGCGTCGGTTGCACGGTCAGGCGCGAGGGTTCCTGACGATTCAGCTCCTCGGGACGGATGGCGAAGGTCCAGCTTGTCGCGGGACCGCCGCCGTCCAGATAGAAGCCGATCTTGCGGTGTTTTTGGGGTTCAGGTGCCATGCCCGCATCCTGCCGTCACGACCGGGCGGGGCGGGCGCCTTGGGCGATCACCCGGCCCCGACGCCGGTGTCGCCGCCCTGCGCGTCGGGGTGGGTGTGGGTCTTCAGCCCGACGCCGTCGGCTCTGACGTCGCCGTTGGCCACCGTCACGTCGCCCTGGATGGCGGCGGCGACGCCGTCGCCGCCCGACCCGGACAGGCCGCCCTGGTAGGTCAGCCGCCCGTTCACCGTCACCGCCCCGGTGAAGGTCGATTGCGGCGCCGCGACGGTCAGCGTCGGCGTGGTCAGGGTGACGGACTCCTCGGCCTCGATGGCGACGGTTCCGCCGGGGGCGACGGTCATCCTGAAGCCGGTCGTGGCCAGGGTGATGCGCGCCGGGCTGTTGGCGGGCGGGGTCCAGCCGCCCGCCGCCTTGCCCGCCAGATCCTCGTGATCGCCCGACCCGATGCGCAGATAGGCTCCGCCGGAATGGAAAATCTCCACCGACCCGTCGGGCGCGATGGTCCAGCAGGTGCCGGACGGGTGGCGCCGCACCTCGCGATTCTGTTCGGTGAAGCCGATTTCCCCGGCCAGCGGGTTGACCCAACCGACGACGACCGGCGTCCCGTCGAGAAAGCCGCACAGCGCCAGCAGGCTGCGCCCGTTGCGGCTGTAACCGCCCGCGTCGGCCTCGCTGGCCGGGCGGGGCACGTCGGGAACGTCCCAGCTTCCGCTGTCGGAACTGGCGGTTCCGGCGGCGACCAGCGCGTTGGCGACCCGCCAACCATCGTCGAGAAACACCAGATCGACGCGGCGGCGGGACGGGTGAACGGCGACCACCTGGGCGACGCGCAGGGTCATCGGTAGGGTCCTCCAAGGAATTCGGCCCGATAGGGCAGGTCGGCGCGGCGGGAGCGCTCCAGAAATCCGGTGCAGCGGTCCAGGGTCAGGGCCGTGGTCCAGGCGCGCAAAGGCTTGATCGTGTGGGCGACGGTCGTGATGTAGCCCTCCATGGTCAGGCCGCCGCGCGTCAGCCGCAGGCGCCGCCCGATCTTCAGCGTCTCGCTGCCCTTGACCGTCGCGGTCACGGATTCAAAGACGCTGTTGTCCCGGTTCATGGCTTTGAGCTGTTCGGCGCGGGTCCGGCGCCACGCGATGTGGCGGTCGGCCAGGGCCATGCGCTCCGCCGCCGGGGCGGCGGTGGGGGAAAGGGCGATGATCGGGCCAAGCGCGGTGTCCCGCTTCATCGCCTTGCGCCCGTACAGCTCCAGCCGCGCGTTCGGGTGGTCGCGGTCGTCCAGGCCGGGGACGGTCTGTTGGTTGACGGCGTTGTTGGTCAGGGCGGCGGCCTGCCCCGGCGGCACGACGTACCAGTTGGCGACGTTCGCGTCGGCGCGCCGCGCCGACCAGGACGCCACGTCGTCGATCGACAGGGCGACCATGCCGGGATCGCGCGCGCCGGGCATGATGAAACGCCCGTCGACGTCCTTGTAGGGCGTGGGCCGGAAGCGGAGGACCGGGCCGCTTTCCTCATCCTCGACAAACAGCTCGTTCCAGGGGCGATCCACGAACGCGTTCAACAGGGTCCAAACCGATTCTTCGGTCGGGGCCGTCATGCCGGGGATCAGCGCGCCGTCCACCGCCCCGGCGTCCAGCCGGAAGGGGCGCAGCGTTTTGCCTTCCACGGCGAACAGGGCCTGGATCGCCGGGTTGGCGACGCGGGTGATGATCGTCTCCATAAAGGAAACCACCGGCATGACCCGCGCGCCCATCCCGTCTTTGCTGCTCAGCATCAGTTCCGACAGGATCGGTTCGCTTCCCGGTTGGCGCGATTGGGGGCGGGCGGCGGTGATCTGCAACAGCTTCGCGCAATCATGGCCCTGAATGGTGACGGCGCGGTTCACCGCGCCATCCTCGCCCACGGATTCGGCGCGCTGCACCGAATCGATAAAGCCGCGCATCACCAGGGGAAGCGGGCCGTCGCCCGTCGGGGTTCGGCTGGCGCGGATTTCCACCAGATCCATCGGTTCGGCCAGAGCGTAAACGGTGTCCTGCCCGTCGCGGGACCGATCCGCGACGGTGATGGAAAAATTGCCGTTGCCGTCCAGCAGGGACGTGTTGACCGTGACGTCTCCGGCGGTTCCCAGATAAGGCGTCAGGTCCAGATCGCGGGCGGCGGCGGCGAAACGCTCCGCCACGCCGTTGCGGCGGGCCACCAGCTTGACGAGGCGAACTTGGACGCGCGGGGCGTGGGTGCGGACGGGCATCACGCCACCCCCCAGGGCTGCGGCGGGCGGATCGGGGCGACGGTTCGATGTTCCACGTTCAAAACCTCTCCATTCGGTCCTTCATGCACGATGCGCAGGGGATCAATCCTGAAAGACAGGTCCATGGCCGGTTGGGGCCGGATGTTGCGGTCGCCGCCGGGGATCGGCGTGCCGACCGGCGGCCCTTCCAGCCGGGGCGGGCTGGGCGCGTGGTCCTTCGGGGCGGACAGCGTTGGGGCGGCGAGCGTTGGGGCGCCCGCCCGCCCGATGGGCGCGGCGAATTGAGGGGCGCGGCTTGGGGAAGCAACACCTAAGGTTGATGCCGATGCAACAGTTGTATCGCTATACGGGATGGCGCCGGACAGCGGACCGGAACGCGCGGCTTGGTCGGGGGCGGGCGGCGGCTGTCGCGTCGTTGGAAGCAGGGCGGGCGGCGGGAGAAGGGCGGGCGCGGGGCCGCCCTCCTCCCGGTCACTCCCCTCGGAACGCGCCGGGGCAGGGCCAAGCCGCCATCCGCCGTCGCCGGGCGTCGTCGGGCTGTCGGCGACCGGCGCGCGTCCCTCCGCGTGGCTCAGAAGGGAGGCGTCCGGGCGGGGGGAGGGGAGGGCGCCGACGCCGCGCGTCGGCGACGACCAAGCGTCCGGCAGGGTCAAGAACGGGGCGAGGGGCGCGGCGACCGGACGCGTGATGGAATGAGCCACGCCCGCCGCCGCCCGCGCGCTTGACGGCGGCGGAAGCGCGGGCGTGAACGGCGGCGGCGCGGGCAGGGGCGGAAGCGGGGCCGCCGCGTGTCCCATCTCCGGCTTGACCGGAGAGGGGAGGGCGGGCGACTGGCTGACGCCGCCCCCGGATCGGACGCCCGCCGTTCCGGTTGGGTCCGGGGTGGAGAGGGCAGGGGGGGCCGACCAGGGCGCGGCGCCGCCGACGGTCGCCGGTTCCCGTGGGGCGACCCCGCCCGCGCCGAACGGGCTGGCGTCACGGCGGCCCGCCTCCGCGTGGGGTGTGACCGCACCGATCCGCCCGATGACGGGGGCGGGGGTGGCGGGAAGGGCAGGGGGGAGCGGGATCGGCGCGGGATGACGCGGGTCGTCGTCGGATCGGCGCGGCGGCGCGTCGATTGGCGGCGCCTCCATCGGGCGCGAACGGGTCGGGGCGGGGCGCTCAGGCGGGGCGGGAACGGGCGTCGTCCCGCCCTCCCCCGCCGCTTGCGCCGTGGGAATCGCCGGAGTCGTCGGCGAAGCCGCCCGCTCCCGGTCCAGCGGGGCCGGGTGGCCGGGCGCGCCGTCGCCGCCGATGGGCGCGAGGGTCACGCCCGCCTGTTGGCCCATCGGTTGGTTTGCGGCGGCTTCAAGCCCGCTCGCGGGCGACGTCGGCGGGAACGGCGCGTCGTCCGGCGGGGCGTCCGCCGTCCGGCGGGCGGGCGGGGGCGGGGGCGCGGCGGGAACGGGGGTCAGGCCCGGTTCCTGCGGCGGCGCGGCGTGGCGGCTTCCCCGCAGGATGTGGCCGCCCACGCGGACCAGATGCCGCCGCCGGGCCTCGTCGTCGGGGAAGGCCGCCGCGTGGCGGTCGTGCCAGATCAACCAGTCCGCCGCGTCGATGGCGCGCAGGGCGGCGGCGGTTCCGCCGGGGCGCAGCCGCCGCAGCGCCTCATACTGGTCTTGCAGGCGGGGCAGGTCCGCCGCGACGTCTTGCAGGGCGGGGTGGGTCGGATCCAGGTCGGACAGGGCTTTGCCGTCCTGGCCGGACTGGCGGATGGCGGAGCGGACGCGGTCGAGGGCGGCGGCGACGCCCTCGGCGTCCAGGGACATCGGAAAAAGATCGGACACGGCGGTGGCCCATGCGGTGAGGCTATGGGCCATCCTGCCGTCACGACGGGGGCGCCGCCGATCATTCGGGCCGATCATTTGCGCCGATCATTCGTAATGGTCGGCGGCGATCTCGTCCCATCCGTCGGACCCGTCGTCGCCGTCCGCCGCCGCCGCCCGCTCCAACGCCGCGATTTCGGCGTCGAAATCGGGGTTGACGACCTCGTCCTTCAACCGGGGATCATCCAGGAAACGATGCGCCCACCAGTCGATCAGCATGTCGTCCTGGCCGGTGTCGAGGAAACGCGGGTCGGTGGGCGACAGATTGTAGCGGCGGCGGAAATGGAACTCGACGGTTTCGCTGAGTTCCAATCCCCAGGCCCGCGCGTTACGGCTGAGACGTTCGGCGAAAGGTCTCCTCCTCGTCGAGGAGCCTCCCATGCACCTTGTAGAGGGTGGCGACGTCGTCGGCGTCGAGCGGGTCGAGCGTTTCGACGTTCCAATCCCGGCTGGGGCCGGACACCATCAGAACGCCGATGGTCGCCATCGCGGCGGCGCTGTTCCACAGCGTCGCGTCGTTGACCGGCCCGCCCAGGATGCGCGTCGTTTCGGCGTGGATGCGGAACTGGTCGCGCATGATCCGGCGTCGGAACACAAAGTCGCCGACGCCGTCCACGCTGACCGGATAGCTGCGGTCAGGGTTGCTCATCAGAGGCTGGTCCCCACGACGTCCAGGGCCTTCAGGGTGGCGGTCTGCGCGACGATCTTGTTGGCGGTGATCGTCGTGTCGCCGCTTTCATAGGAACAGCCGATGTATTTGCGCAGAAGGCGGCCGCTGTCCTTGCTGTAGATGCACAGGTCGAACACCAGACCGCGCAGGACGTCGTCGCCGTTCTGCGGGGCGACGCCGGCGTCGCGCATGTTGTGCCGCATCATCACCAGGGCGCTGACGGTCAGGATGTGCGTGGCCTTGGTCGGTACATATTCCTGAACATGGATGTCGCCGATGCCGACGGCTTCCTCCATCGGGTAGCTGTCCGCCATTTTGACGGATTGGACGAGGCCGATCACCTTGCCGTCAAATTCGACGACGATCCGGTTGCCGGAATGGGTTTGCAAGTTCTCGCGCATGGCGGGTCGTCCTTCTTACGCGGCGGCGGCGGCGGCGGCGGCGGCGCCGGAATAGGGCACGACCGCGATGGACACAGGGATGAAATTGACGGGGACCACCGGCGAGCATTGGAACTGCACGCGCAGCACGTCGCCGTCCAGGGTGGCGGCGATTCCCTTGTAAGCCGGGTTGGCCGCGTCGCCGACGATGACGCCCGGCCCCTGCGGTTCCGGCCGCGCCAGCTCGCGCAGGGTGGTTTCGGCGATCGACACCGCGCGGGACAGCAGGATCGGCGACCCCTTGGCCCCGCGCAGAACGTCCAGCGCGTTGCGGACGTTGCGGGCGACGAAATCGGCGGCCACGCCGGTGGACACCTCGACCCGGTTGTAATTGTCGTTCACCAGCCAGGTGGACACCGACCGGACCACCTTGAAGCCCGACGGCGTGTCCTCCAGGCACAGGACCCCGGCCTGGATCAGGTCGTCGGTGTCGGTCGGGTTGCGCGGGGTGAACTCCAGCCCCCGGATCTTCAGGCTTTTGTTGGTCAGCGGCGTGCCGGGGTTGGCCCCGGCGAAGGCCGCCGCGACGATGGCGGCGGTCATGTAGGGCGCGCGCAGAACCCGCTTGCCAGCCGCGTCATAGGCGTAATGGCCGGGCCAAACCAGGCTGGTCCGGTCGCTGTTCAGCGCCTTGGGCAGGGTTTGCACCAGGGACAGGCTGGTGTTGGCGGCGGGGCCGACCAGGCAGCGGCGCTCCATGCGGGCGACGGCGCTCATGTAGGCGCAATGGGCGTCCGCCGCCGCGTGAATCGCCGGATCGCCGGTCAAGGGCACGATCCATTGGGCGTCGGCGGATTGAAGAACGGCGATGGCGTCGGTCCAATCGGCCATGGTCGGGGCCGGGCTGACGCCGCCGCTCAGATAGGTCCAGGGGATGTTGGCCGGGACCGCGCCGACGCCGGGCGGGCGGGTGGCCGTGACATAACCCTCCGCCGTCGAATTCAGCCAATCGACGATGGCCTGAAGATGGGCGGTGACGGTGACGGGGGCGGATTGGACGTTCTGCGCGGCGAGGCTGTCCAGCCCGTTCAGGGCCGGGCGGTCTTCGGAGCCGGGGACGGCGGCGGCGGCGAAACCGGGCGTCGCGCCGACGCGGTCGGCAAGCTGGCCAACCGTCAGCCCGTCGGTCAGCTCGATCACCGTGGCCACGCCGTCCACCGTCAGCGTCACCGCCGCCGGGGCGACGGCCAGCGTCGCCGCCGCGCCCGCGCCGTTGTAACGCACGGTCAGGGCGTCGCGGGCGATGTTGTCGGCGCTGCGGTAGTCGTCGCCGATCTGGGTGGTGACTTTCTTGCCCTTGGCGGATCCGGCCTCGATCTTGACCTTGATCCGGTTGGCGCCTTGGCCGTAATCGTCGGACAGCAGGGTGACGACCGTGGCGTCGGCGGCGTCCTTCAGCGCCAGGGCCGCTTGCGTGGCCTGGCCGACGCGCACCGCCACCACCGTCGATGGGGCGTTGGTTTCCGCCGACGGGTCAAAGGCCGCCAGCACGGCGTCCAGCAGCTCGCCGCCGCGCAAGCTGGCCCGCGCCTCGTCGGGGGCGCCGAATTTCAGGACGGCGTTGGGCTGGCCGCCGTCGGCCTTGCCGACCAGGGCCAGAATGTTGCCGACCGTCAGCCCCTTGGGCTGCATGGCGGTGTCGTCGATGGTGGACATGGTGGCCGGCGTGGTCCACAGCCGACCGGAGAAAAACAAACGCGAAGCCATAGCCGCGACCTCCCTGTTAGACCGGACGCGCCGCGAAGGCGGCGAGACGGTTGCTGTAATTGCCTTCCAGATCGACGCGGCGTCCGGCGGACTCCTCGTCCTGGTGGAAGGCGGCGATCAGCTCGACGCGCTTGTCCGTCGCCGAAAAGCGCGCGCAAAATTCGTCCAGAGTGACGGGGTATTCCGACGCTTCGGCCCCAGCCGCAGCGGTTTTCGTGGTGTCGGTCTTGGCCATCAGGTTGGCTCCATGCCAGAGGTGAAAAGGGTCGCGTCAACGTCCGTGATCGCGCCGACCGCGTCGCTGACAAGGGTCGGGGCAAGACAGACGAAGCTGCCGGTGGTCAGGAACAGCGGCCCGTCGGCCCGCGTCAGATCCTCGCCGTCCAGTTGGGTGAAGTCGCAGGCGGACAGGCCATGCGCGGCGAAGACCGGCAGGTTGCCGACGACGACGCGGCGGATCGCCTGACGAAGCGCCGACCGTTCGTCGGCGTCCCGGCTGGCGCCGACGACGCTGATTTGAACCCGCGACAACCAGCCTTCCGATTCAATCCAACCGTCCTCAGGCCACCCACCATCCGGCCAGCCGTCCTCCGGGGCGCGGCGGTCGGCGGCGGGAAGGTCGCCAAGGCCGCGTTCGGCGGGGGCGTCGCTGTCCAGACGGACCGACAGGCAGGGAAAGGCGATGGTCGGAACCGCCGCCAGCGAGGCCGCAATCACCGGGACCGCGCCGCTTGCCGGGGTCAGCGCGCCGCGCCCGACCTCCACCGCCAGCCCGGCGGCCAGACGGTCGCGCAGGATCGACGGCGCGTCCGGCCCTTCGCCGCGATAGGTCGCCGCCGCGACGCCGACCGCCGGGCCGGAGGCGGTCCAGCCCTCCCCCACCCGGTAATAGGCGCGGTAGACATAGGGGACGCCGTTGACCAGGCCCGCGTCGTCCAGCAGGGCGTTGTCGGCGCACTGGTCGGCGACCCGAACCGCGCCCGGATCGTCGGGGCCGGTGAAGGCGTCGGCGGTTCGCCGCAGCACGCGCCACCAGTCCGCCCCGCGTGGCGGGGTGATGACGAGGCGCAGGGCGTTGCCGATCGGCAGGGGGTGGATGTGCGTGATGCTCATGACGGCACGATGCCGTCACGACCATCAGCGGCGCGAGGCGAACAGGCCGTCGGTCGGCGGATCGGCGGCGGGCCGGGCCTTGGTCGGCGCGGCGGCGCTCAGGCGCGGCAGAAACTCATACGGGTTGGCGGCGCTGCGGGCGGGGTTGGCGGCGCAGCGATAGCCCTGGACCCCGCAGGCGCACAGCGCGGCGACCCGGCCCTTGGCCTCCACCCCGCACAGGGCGCAGCGGAACAGGCCCTCGCGCTCCAACACCCGCCCGATGCCGCAATGGCGGCAGCAATGCGGGGTCAAGGCCCAACCGCCGCTCACAGCGCCAACTCCAACTGGCGGGGCGCCGTGTGGGCGGCGCGGGGGCGGGCCACCAGCGGCGCGGGCGGGCGGGAGAACAGCAGGGCGCCGGTGGCGGCCTTGCCCAGCGTCAGCATCGCTTCGGTCGCCCCGGTGACGCGGCGCAGGGTGTGGCGGAACAACAGCCCGTCGCGGACGATCAGCACCGTTTCATCATGCAGGACGGCGGTCAATTGCGGCACGCCGCCCTTGGCGTTGCGCCCCTTCAACACCTCGCGCTCGCGGTTGTAGCAGCTGACGCACAGGCGGCCCTGAATGATCCGCATGGCGCGCCGCCCGCAGCGGGGGCAGACGCGCTGAAGGGATTCGACGACGGCGGCGGTTTCCGCCTGCGGGCGTCCGGCGTGGGCGGCGCCGACCGGGCAGGCCCGACAATGCCAGCGGCCTTCCCACGGGTCGGGCCGTTTGCGCTCCGCCGCCCGCCAGGACGCGGCGCAGCTGTCGCGGGAAAGCGTCAAGGCGCGCCGGTCGCACCGGATCAGCGTCAGTTCCATGGCCTGCCCCGTCGGTCGTGATGGTTTTCAGTCCTAGGAATATCACCCCATCATCCGCCGCGCAACGCGTTCTGGCTCAAGTCCAGGGCGATCCGTCAGGGCGATCCCGCCGCGTCGTAAGCCAACCAGTTCTCGACCCGGCAGCGGGGGCGCGGGGTGTTGGTGCAGCGAGGCGATGAGCGGGTTGGCAGGTGGTGGTGCGGCCCTGTAGAACGGCTTCTTTTTCTTTTCGTGGACTGGTCAGCGCCCGGCATGCCGAACAAGCACAATGACGACCGTCGCCATCACATTCCGAAGATGCGGTTTCAGGTGACGAATTGGGCCGCGTACGAAGCCGGCTTGCGTCGGCGCGGCAGTCTGACGCTGTGGGGCGCCGTCCTCAATCGGATGATCGATCAAGCACGCCCGAACTCCGTCCGCGCCGCCTGA